CGCCGGTTCACCGTCAGCCTGCACGAGCGGGCCGCGCTCCGGAAAGCCGTGAACTCTATCCGGGGGAAGCCGCTCACCGACAAGGAAGCGGAAGGCTACGAGCTCGACGAGCTGATCGGGTTGAATTGCCTGATCGAAGTGAAGCGCGAGCAGAAGCCGCGCGGGCTGTTCGCCGAAGTCATCGGCATCATGGGCCTTCCCAAAGGGATGCCGTGGCTCGGCGTCAGTGCCGGCTACGAACGCGTGAAAGACCGGGAAAAGAAAGACAAGTCGAGCAAGCCCGGCCAGCCGCCCGAAGACGAGCCGGGCGACGCGGTCGAGCCGCCGGCGAAGGCGGCCGACACCGAGCCGCGATTCGGCGGGTTTGAAGACGACGGCGATCCGTACTCGTAGACCGGAACGGGCCTCGGAGGGGCCCTGACAATGAAAGCAGACAAATCGTTTGTGGAAGCATTCGCCGTCCTCGGCGCACGCGAGCGACTGAAGCAGCTCGACGCCGAGCGCGCGAGCATCGTGGCGGCCTTCCCTGAACTCGACTGGCACGTGAAGGCGGGCAAGACGCGCCGGCGCGTCGCCAGCCCGGCCGCGCGGAAGGCGATGAGCGACGGGATGCGCCGGTTCTGGGCGCGGCGCAAGGCGAAGGCGGCGAAGTGAGCAGTCTCGGCGCACGACTCAACAAGCTCGGCGCACACTACCTCGGCGACGGCGCCTATGTGTACCTCGAAGTCGAAGGCGGGAGCATCGTCCTGCTGACGTCGGACGGGATCAGCGTGACCAATCAGGTCGTGCTCGATCCCGAGACGCTCCGCGCCTTTCTCGGCTTTCTCCGGGACAAGAAGATCAAGCCGTGACGATCGTCGACATCGCGAAGCTCTCACCGGCGACCGTCGACGCGCTGTATGCCGTGCTCCACCGCAAAGCGCCGCTCGAAGCGTGCACCGAGAGCATCGAGATCCGGACCGAGCCGGGCGGGTATACCTCGATTCGCGTCACGCCGGAGCAGCTCGAAGCGGTGAGCAACCTCCTCGGCGGTCCGGGCCAGCTCCTCCCCGGCGCCGAGTGGGGCGAGCGGCCCGAGATCAAGCCGGCCGGCGAGAAGCGCGGCGCCAAGCAACGTCGGCTCGCGCGGAAACGGATGCTCTACATGATCGGGCGCTACGGCCCGGCGCCCGAGGGCGGCGCGTGCGCGACGTGCAAGTACCTTGTGCACGGCGGAACAGGGGGCCGGCGGTCGTACCTGAAATGCCAGCTCTACGGGAATAGCAGCTCGGAAAGTACGGACTGGCGCAAGAAGTGGGAAGGCTGCGGCGCCTACAACCGGGAGAGCCTATGACGGATGACGAGCGCACGGTGCAGGCAATGCGAGTCTACGGCGGCAGTTTCATTAGGTCGCTCGCCGGCTGTTTCATGTTTGCGGACGCGGAGAACGCCGCGCGACTCAAAGCCGCGTTCCCGGACTACTGGCAGAAGTACAGCGAGCTCGGCGATCTCGCCGAGAAGCGCGAGAAGGAGAAGCAGAATGAGCGCAAAGCGTAAGGGCCCCGAGACGAAGACGCGCGGCCGCGTGCTCGTCGTTCCAACCGACGGCCGGCGCCCGACGCGGTACGGCTGGAAGTTCTACATCACCGATCATCTGATGGCGAGCTCGGGCGCCACCTACACGCGTGCGCGGCAGGCGCGCCGGGCCTTCGATCGGTTCCGCGCCCGCGTCGCGGAAGGCCGGTTCGTGTGAAACCAATCTGCGTCCCGTGCCGGCGGTTTTTCCGGATCGAAACGACTGGCGTGTCGTTCGTCGAGGGAATGCCGAGCGGCGACACTCCGGCCGGCGACGTCGCGTGGCAGCCGTACAAGCTATGGGCAGGCGACTTGTGGAAGTGCCCGGGCTGCGGCACCGAGACGATCGTCGGCACCGGCCGCGACGCGATCGCCGAGCACTATCAACCCGACTTCAACGAGCGCGTCGAGAAGCACGGCGCGAAACTACTCATCACCGACTAGGAGCCTAAACCGTGCACCACACGATTTTCATTGGCCGCGACAACGTCAGTCTCCACACCTACGAGCATCTCCGGGATCCGTTGGAGATCTCGATCGCGTCGAGCGTGCCGACTGAGGCGACGCTCCGGATCCTCCACATCGGCGCGCCGGCGCGCGACGCGCAGAGCCTCACGGTCGCCGAGCTCCGGGAGTATCTCGACCGGCGCGACGCGGACATGGCGGCCGAGGTCGCCCAGCGCAAGGCCGGCGCCCCGGCGAGTGAGCAGGAGCCGGCCAGTGCCGACGCCCCGCCCGCGTAAGCGGCTCGCGAAGTTCGCCCGGCTCGAGAAGTTTGAGCAGGCCGACATCGAGCAGCTCCTCACGAAGATCGGCGGCAAGGTGTACCACATCGGGACGAAGCGCCGGAAGGGCGACCACCAAGGGACGATGCAGACCGAGGGCATCCCGGACGTGTTCGCCTTCCTGCCAGCGCGCCCGATCTCCCAAGCCGCGCGCTCATACGGGATCACGCAGACCGTCGGCCCGGTGCCCGTCTGGATCGAAGTGAAGCGCAAGGGCGAGCGGATCCGCCCCGGGACCGAGCAGGAAGGCTTTCGCCTACTCTGCGTGAGCTCCGGCCTCCGCCACTGGACCGGGACGCTCGACGACATCATCCGGGAGCTCGTCGACGGCGGATGGGTCCGCGCCGACTCGTTTCCGCACTACCGGCAGCCACGTTGAAAAGCTGTTGAAAGGCTGTGGAAAACTTGTGGACGAATTGTTGAAACGACCGTCGGAGGATGCTTTGCCAGCAGGGATGATCGCTCCCGCGTTTTCGGTGTACGCCCGCGACGAATACCAACGTACCGCGCATCTCACGCCGGACCAATTCGCCGCCCATTGGAGGGCGATCCTGTGGAGCTGGACCGAGGGCCCGCTCCCGTTGAACGACAGCCAGCGCCGGCAAGTGTGCAAGGTCGAGGGCGCGCGCGCGTTCAAAGTCATCTGGGGCGGCATCGCGCCGCTATGGTCAATCGGTACAGACGGTTGGCGTCACGAGCCGCTCGAAGAGAAGCGGTCGACGGCGAGCGCGTTCTACAAGTCCCAGCACGAGAAAGCCATCCTCGGCGGACAGGCGCGCGCGCGAAATGTCGCCGCTTCGATGCTCGCGCTTCCGGCGAGCCCGTGGGCAGCCGCCGGGCAGCCGCCGGCCTTTCCCGAACTACCGCCCGAGCCAGCGCCCGCCGCGTCGCCCGAAGTGCGCCCGATCGCTGCCCTTTCTTCTTCTTCTTCAGATCAAGATCAAGATCTTAAGAAAGAGCAAGAGCGGGCTGATGGCGGCGGAAGTGCGCTCGCGTGGCACCCCGGGAGTCTCGCCGAGCAGGTAGGCGACGCCTTCCTCGTGAAGCTCGCCCTCAACGTCATCGACGACAATGCGAGACGGCCGGACGGGAAGGAGCTGGCGGTGAGCGAGGCCATCGAAGAGCTCAAACGGGCGGCCGTGGCCTACAACGTGCCGTACGCCGGCTTGCCGGCGCTCGAGTCGGCTTTAGGCGCGGCGGCGCGCCAGCGGGCAAGCGAGGCCCCTTCCGACGCCGCTCTACGTGTGGCCCGGATGGCGATTCAGCCGGGCGACGGGTTTGTCACCCGGGACGAATTCAATTCCCGCGTCTGGAAGACGGTCGAGGGGTTGTGGCCGTCGCCCCGGTTTGCCGTGTGGCGCGGACAGGTGTCGGCCCTGATGTACCGCGACGAGTGGATCCGGTCGCTCCCGCACGTCTTCGACACCAAGCCGGCTAATCACGGGTTTTCCCACATCGCGATCAAGGGCTCGCCGATCGGAGGGGTGCGCCATGCCTGAGAAGCTCTCGGCGGCGGAGGCACAGACGGCCCTAGTCGCGCCGCGCTACTCGGCGGAGGAACTGCGGGACAACATCGACAAGGGGTTTGACGATCCCCCGAACCGCGAAACATTCCACCATTCGGTGCGCACGAATGAAATGCTCCGCCAAGCCGCCCGAGACGCCGAGACGCTGGCGGGGTGGCGGCTGGAGGATAGACGCGACCGTATTGAGCGGCTGTTGTCGGCGGTGGACTGGGGCGACCTGACCGACTGGTGCGCCGGAACATGGGTCATGCGACCGGATTGGCGCACGGTGATTCTCAACGCCCTGCTTCCCGCGCCGCCCGCCGCGAAGGAGGCCGACCGTGACCCGAAATGAAGCGCGAGAAGTGGAGCAGTTGGCGAAGCTAATGGGCGACCTCGGCCAACTCGGGGGTGCCATCGCCGTCTACAAAGCGCGCATCGAGGAACTGACCCACGAGCGGGACGCCGCTTACGCGCGCGGCTTCAAGGACGGCCAGTTGAGCGCGAAGGAGGCCGACCGTGGCTAACGACGAACGCTACCAAGTCGAGAATCCCGAGATTGAGCGGGCGCTGAAGACGCTGGCGACCGAGATCGACGAACACTGTCCGGAGGGCTGGGGGTTCACGCTGTTCCTCTTCAGCTACGGCGACGGCGGCAGCATTTTCTACATCAGCTCGGCGGAGCGGGCCGGGATGCGGAAGACGATTCAGGAGTGGCTCGACAAGGAGGCCAAAGCGCATGGCTGACGAGCAGGATCCGATCGCCAAGGCCGCGAAGGAGCTGAAGAACCGGCAAGCGTGCGGGCCCCTCGGCCATGTGTGGGACGTGGGCAACAATTCGCGCTACTGGACCCCGGACGTCGGCACGCCGTGTGACTGCGGCCGCGTGGTCTGGGGCGGCGGGCCGCCGGGCTCGGTGCCCGGCCCGGCGCGAGCGACCATTCCCGCGCGCGACGGGACGCGCTACGAAGTGATCAACAAGCAAGGCACGCTCCGCCGTGTGGGGCCGAAGAAGGGCAAACGCTGATGGCCGCAAAGAATCTCCGGGAGGGTGTCGAGCTGCTCGTGCAGGACGCCGAGAGCAAGCGAACGGCGGTATACCTCGTGCTCGGCACGCGCGACGTGCTCCGCCTGCTCGGTGAGGGCTCGAAGATCGTCATCCCGCTCGAGTCCTACCCGATCGAAGCGAGCGGCATGGGCAAGATCGACGACGTCATCATCTCGTTCGTGGACGACGCCGATGCCCTGAAGCGGAGTCTCATCGAGAAGGCGCGCCGGGAAGGCTTTCAGGCGACGCACGTCGACGAGCACGGCGCCGAGTCCCCGATTCTCGCCGTCCCACCGTTCACGAAGCATTGACATGGCAACCGTCCGCATTCTCCCCGCCGATGTTGAGAGCTGGCTTGGCCGGCGCGAATCCGCGCCGCGCTCCAAGGGCCACCACGTGTCACGTCTCGTACTTGGGATGCTCCAAGCCATTCGCCACCGCAAATACGGCGACTGGGGCAAAGGCGGCGAGAACGAGCCGCAATACGAGCCCGGCTATATCTGGGAAGACTTGTTGAGCGCGGCGCTCGCGAAGAATCCGGCCGCGACGCTGGGCGAGGAGCTGCTCGGGACGCAGATCGAGATCACCGCCGGCGGCATCTTCGGCACGCCCGATCGGCTGTCGTGGTCCCGGAGTACGCGCCGGCTCATCATCGACGAGTGCAAAGCGACGTGGTACTCCTTCCGCAAGCTCGAAGTGAAGGATCCGAAGCGGACGCCCGAGGCCAAGGATGGCGAGCGCATCGTCGACGAGCCGACGTTTGCCTATTGGATCTTGCAGGCGAAGACCTATGCCGCGATGCTGTGGGCGGCCCGCTATACCGTCACCTGTCACGGTGACGTCGGTCATCGCTTTATCGGGATTGTCCGTGAAGACGTCTTCATCGAGTACCCGGGTATCGAGGAATTCGACTTCACCGTCGCCGAGCAGGCGGCGCCGCCGCTCGTGCGCGTCGCCGCGCTGTTCCTGAATGGCTCGTATCGGGGCGACCGCGCGCGGCCCTTCCGGTGCGAGATCGAGTGGAGCGCCGCCGAGCTCGAGGCGTGGTGGCAGAATGTGCAATCGTTCGCGGCGGGCCTCCCGCCGATAGGAGCTGACGACAATGGACAAGGGAAGCCGACCGACGTTTAGCGACGACGCCGCACTGCCGGCCGCGCCTGATGCGACCGACGCGCTCGGGCCGGAGCAGCCACCGCGCGAGCGGCCGCCCTCCCGCGCCGAGGGCGAAGCGGCCGCGCGCCTGCTCTTCGATCCGACCACGAAGCGCATGACGACGCTCACCCTCGGGCTCGTGAGTAACACGGCGAGTGGCGACTTCGCCATCTTCGCCCCGCTCGCGACGCTCAACATGGCCCTCGGCGAACTGTCGTGGGGCGAGGCCCCGCGCGCGTCGAAGGCGCGGACGTTCCTGCTCGCCGCCGTCGTGCTCCGCCGGCTGGCGGATCTCTACGCCACGCGCGTCAACCAGATCCGGACGTCCGGCAACGACGGCGCCGACATCACCGTGCCGGCATGGACGGCCGCCGACACCGTCTCGTGCTACGACGTGGTCGAGCAGGCGCTCCCCACGGGTCCAGCCGAGCCGCCGGACGCCGAAACCGTGACGGCGCTCCTGCTCGGTGCCGGCGTCATCGCGACGCCCGAGGCTCTTCAGAAGCTCGTCTCGACGTGGACCGACGACCAGCGCGCCGAGGCGGAGATCTGGTGCATGAACCTCTACGCGCGCGGCGAGGGGCAAGACATCGCCACGATCGATCGGCCGGCCTTCGTTCCGGAGTCCGTCGAGTGACCGGCCCTGTCACACCGCCGCCCGACAATGGCGACGCCACGATCGCCGACCAGCTCCGGGCGCGCGCCGAGAAGATTGACGAATGGCTCAACTCGACTGCTCCGACCGGCATCATCGAGATCCTCTGTGGCGACGACCCGAAGGGCACGCAGCCGACAGGCCCTCTGCTCCGGGAGGCGGCCGACTTCATCGAGGGGAGCGGACGGCACATGCCGGCATCGCCGCTCATCGCGACGATTCAGGCGGTCGACCGGACCGTGGACATGCTCTCGATCACGGCGGCCGCCGCCGGGCGCATCCTTGCCCTCGGGCCCGACGACACCCCGCGCCTGCTCGTGAGCGCGTCGTGTCGGCTGTTGGAGCAGCTCATCGAGCAGTACGGCCGGCGACAGGAAGCGGCCGAGGCGGGGCGCATCGCATGGGATCTCGCGGACCGGGGCCGGCGCCGGCAAGAGATCCTCACGGCGTGCTCCGACTTGATCGTCGCGCTGACGGCGGGGCTCGAGCGCGCGGAACAGATTCGGGCGAGCGTGCAGGGTTAGACTAGGGCCCGCCGCCGGCGCGGAGCCGGCCGGTGTTCCCTTGGAGCCTCACCATGAAGTGGTCGTCACTACTCACTACGATTCTCGAGAAGCTGCCACAGCTCATCGTCGACGCGGAAGCTCTCGCCGTCCCGGGCCCGGACAAGAAGATTCAAGTGCTCGGCGCGGTCGACAAGCTCGTCGCCGACGCGGGCGACATCTCGGGCGCCGCCGGCCATCCGCTCGTGAAGAACGCGATCGGCGTCGCCGTCGACGCGCTCGTCAACGTGCAGAACCTCGCCGCGTCGATCGCGGCGCAGCATCCATCCACGTTGCCGGCGCCCGCGCCGGGCACGCCGGGACAGCTCCCGTCCCAGCCGCCCGCGCACGTCACGCCGCCGATCGACCTGCCGCCGAACCCCTCGCAACTCCCGGGCGGCGGATCGGGCATCGGCGGAGGCCCGGAAGTCGAGCCCGTCAAGTAACACCGCGCGGCGAGTACGTGAGTACGTACTCGCCGCGTCACTTTTTCGGAGGAGAAGTCACATGGACAAGGCGCAAGTACTTCAGCACATCACCCACTTGGTGTCGGACCGTCTTCAGGCCGCCGCCGTCCGCAAGCTCGCCGACGAGAAAGTGCGCGGGCTCGACAAGCAGATCGCCGAGAGCTTAACGGCGCTCGAAGAGAAGCGGATTCAGCTCACCACCGGCGCGATCGTCACGTGGATCCAGCCGGCCGACAAGGAGACGATCGTGCGCGAGAAGCTCCTCGCCGTCGGCGTGACGGTCGAGCAGATCAAGGGCGCGACCGAGACGAAGCCGGTATCCGGCTACGTGAAAATCGATCCCCCGAAAGCCCCGTCAGAAGCCCACGCCGGCGAGCCGACGCCCTTCGGCGAACTCCCGCCGGACCGTCCGACCACGATTCAGTGAAGCCACGCGGCCGCTCTGTGGCGGAGACAGAGCGGCAGCTCCACTTGATCCACGTCGGCCTCGACGACGACGAGCTCGCGCTCGTGCTCGAGATGATGCGCGCCACGAACGCGGGCACGCCGACGTCGGTCATTAAGGCCGCGCTCTACAAGCAGGCGAAGTTCCTCGGGTTGCCGATGGCGTCCGACGCGTTCGCGCTGTGGCGCACGCGCGACGAGCACGCGCGGCGGATCCGATCTCGGAGGAAACGTGCGTCAGATGGCAAATTGTAATTGGCTGGTGAGCAATGACGGCGGAAAGAACGTGATCAGCGTGGCGCACGCCCAGCTCGCCGTGCTCATGGACATCCGGGCGCTCCTGCAAACCATCAGAGACGACCAAAAGGACGTCGCTCACGTGCTCCGTAACATCCGTGGCGACGTCGGCCCGATCCTCCACGACACGCGCGCGGCCGCCAAGCGCATCGACAAGCGGCTGGCGCGCGGGAGGAAGCTCCGATGAACGAGTGTCCGAGCTGTGACGGGCGGGGCGAGATTGAGATCGCCCGCCCGTGCGTCCCCACGGAAGACACGGGCGGGATGTCCGAAGAGTCGAAGTGGATCGAGTGTGAAACCTGCGGAGGCTACGGCGTCGTCACGCCCACGGAAGAGGAACAGGCTTACCCCAAATGACGTACCACAGGGCGGCCAAGGCGAGGGCCACGTGGATCAGGATGAAGACGTCGGGGTTGATGTTGAAGCCCATCAGATGCACGACCGGCGGCAGCACGTAGAAAAACGCGAGGTACAGGATCACAGCGAGTACAGCGCGCAGAAAGAATTGCACGTCAGCCTCCTATAGTGCGGTTCCGTCCGGGCGCCGGCACCCATTGCCGTACCCCATCACCGCGATCGGCCCGAGCGTGTAGAGAGCCTCGAGCCCGCGCAAGTCGCCGAAGTCTTCCGTCATCCCGCCGTCGAACTGTGACGTCGCCGAGATCTCGAAGGCGACGCAATCGAACGGATGGCCGAAACCCGAGTCGGGGGGGAATCCGAAATTCCCGCTGAACCGATCGGTCACGTCGTTGATCTTCGCCTGCAAGAATCCCGCCGACCAGCCGACGCCGGCCTGATAGAGACAGCCAGTGAGGATGTTGACGAGGTTGCTATAGAAGCTCGCCGAGAACTGCCCGTCTGCCTGCCACGAAATATTGCCGACGCTGCCGTGGTAGTAGAGCGCGACGCCCGGGAGGTTGGCACTGAAGAACTTGAAAATGTCGTACGTCTGATCGCCCGGGACATTCCAAAAGTTCCACTCCCAGCCCGGCATCGCGAAGTCGATCACGTTGGCCGCGACGAGCTGTTGCATGAGCGGGAGCGCGCGAGTCGGCCATCCGGCGACCGTCTCGTTCCATGGGTCGATGTCCTTCGAGCCCCAGAACACGCCGACGTAGAAGCCGCGCCGCTTCACGCGCCGACAGGTGGCGACGAACTGATCCGGCGTCTGCCCGTACGCGCGCGAGTCGGGCCACGACAGATAGATATGCGAGTAGCCGGCCTGCCCGAGCGCCGTAAGGATCTTTTGCTGATCGTCGACGGAGTAGCGATCGAGAAACCACGTGAGCACGAGCGGCGCGGGGCCTCCGCCCGGCACCATCGGGAGCCCGGCGAGCCGGAGCCCGCACATGTTGCCGCGATGAAAGCGCAGATTCGGGCGCGCTGGGATCGTGAGGTTCGCGGGCTGGACCGTGTTTACCGGGAGGCCGTCGTCGGGATTGACGCCCTCGAAGGGCGGGAGCGGCGCGCGTGGCACCGGCGCCGGGAGCGTGCCGCGCGAGTCGGCGCCGTCGCCGGCGTTGACGAAGTAGGCGAGATTGGTCACGAGAGCGGGTACGCGTTGTACGTGAAGCCCGGGCCGTCCTCGCCGTCGTTCACGAACCAATCGAACTTCGGTTGCATGAAGATGCAGTGCTCGCCCGGCTTGTACAAGATGTAATTGGCCTTCGTCACCGGCGGCGGAGGATTCGGAAACGTGAGCTCGCCCGTCTCCGGATCAGCGGTCGCCATGCCGCCGGAGAAGATCCCGATGTAGACGGAGCCCGTCGCGCCGCGCGTAGCCTCGCCGACGTACTCGAGCCCGCCACGGCGGAGGCTCTCCTCGATGAGTAATTGGCCCGTCTTGATGTCGTAAACGAGGGCGCCCTTGCGCTTGGAGTAGGGCGACTCGGCAATCGCAATCGGGATGTTCTGCGGCATGGCGGGGAGTCTAACCCCGATCGGCCATGAATTCCAACCCGTGCATCGACGCGGAGCCGGCCTTCTTTTTGTGCTTCGGGAGGCTCTTGAAACCGCCGGGCTCGGCCTTGGTGGCCTCGTCCCACTCGTGCACCTTGGCCTCGCCGCCGAGGGCACGGAGGCCGGCGGGGCTATGGCCCCATGCCTGTTGAGCGGTCGAGACGAAGGGCACGGCTACTTCCGGTTGGCGCGCTTGGCGTTGAGCGCCGCGCGGGCCCGCTTGCCGGCCTTGCCCTTCGAGTGCTCGTGCTCTTTCTCGTAGGTCGCATTCGACACGCCCTCGCGCTGGGCGGCGTGCGTCATCGCGCCCTTGTTGTGGGCGAAGGCTTTCTCCATCCAGTGCAGCCCGTCTTGTGAGCCCATGACTGTGCTCCTATTTGCCGCTTCGGTGGCTCTGTCGATCGACGACGTCGTTGCACATCGCCCGCTCGTCGGCGTTGCGCGCGACGTAGGTACATTGCAGGTTTGTAAGCTGGATCAGCGTTTGCCGGTCCAGCTCCTCGTCGCGCGCCATCTGTTGCATTTGCCGGACGTGGTCGTCCGTCTTCTGGGCGATCACGTCGAGCCGGGCGCTCGCGTCGCGCGTCCACCAAATGACGATGATGATCGCGACGACGGCGCCGACACCCTGCTTCAAGAGGATCTCGAGCGGCATCACCCACCAAGGTTCTGGCGTGGCGTCTGTCGATCGGCGGCGGCGGGAGCTCGTCGTCATGATCGCGCGGAACGTCGACAGCATCGTAACCTTTCTCCTACCGTTTTCTTACTTTTTGCGGGCAAGGCCGACGCGCCCTTTCGGTAGGGCCTTCTGGTGAAGAAGCAATTCATTCACCAAGGGTTGTTCGGCCGCCGTAGGACCGAAAAGCGTACCCGTTGTGTCGAAGCGTGCCGGATCGACAGGCGACGTGAGCTTGCCGACGCCCCCAAGTGGGAAGTACTGGGAGAGGAGCCGGGCGACGGTGGCCTTCGCCCGCGCCGGGCTGAGATCGCTCGGCTCGAAGCCGTGCGGGAGCGGAACGCCCTTCGCGAAGCCCGCCGCGAGCGCCGCGAGCGCATCGGCCGCGCCGCCGCCATGTGTGCCGAGCGCGCGGCCGGCGCCGAGCGCCGCGCCGACGGGCACCATCGCGCCGCCGGTGAGGAGCGGCGACGCGTCGATCTCCTTCGAGTAGTTCTCGAGCGGGCCGCCCTTCGCCGAGAGGTACCCCGCGCCGCCGGCGCCCAGCATCCCGAGCGCCGTGATCGCGGACGCGCGCCGCGCGGCTTGCGGCGTGAGCCCGCTGAAGGCGCGGACCGACGGCAGCTCGGCGAGTCCCGGCGTCCGGGAGATCCCGCGCTCGAGGACGTTGGTCATCACCTTCGCGACGGGGAGCAGGAAGTTCGGGAGCGGCTTCCGCGCGAGGTTGACGGCGCCTTGGCCCGTCTCGGAGAGCGGCTTGTTAACGAACGTCCGTTGGTCCGCTTCCTCGGGCGAGAATCCCGCGCGCTCGTAGATCGACTGCGCGCCTTCGGTGATCCCCGAGAGCGCGCGGCCGGAGAGCTCGAGCGGGTTATAGACGCTGCGCGGCTTGTACTCGGGCTCGCCTGATTCGCCCGGCGCCGTGAAGAGATCGCCCTGCCGGCCGAGGCCCGCGCGTTCGATGAGCGCCTGATCCGTCGGACGGAGGAACCCCGCTTTCGCCGCGTCCCACGTCCCGCGCGTGAAGACGTTTTTCGCGAGCGCGCCGGCCTGCTCCGGATGCTCCGCCATCGTGAAGCCGAGCTCGCCGATGTCGCCGCCCAGCTTTTTCGGCACCGACAGATACGACAGGATGTTGGAGTAGCGGAGCCGGTTGAGGAGTTTCGGGTTGTGCGCCGCCAGTCCCGCGAGCAGGCCGAAGGCTGCACCCTCGCCGATGCCGAGTTTTTTGTTCTTCGGCTCGAGCACCGGCCCGAGCGCGCCGCCGGCGAGCGTGGTCGCCACGGGCACGAGCGCCGACGTCGACGCGAAGCCCCCCTCCCCCCCCTTGTCCGGCTCGCCGCCACCGGACCAGCCGGGAATCTCCGGGCCCTCGGGCGGAGGCGGAGCGGCCCCGCCGCCAGCCTTCTTGCCGGCGAGCTCTTCGAGCGCGTTCATCGCGAGCCGCTCTTTGTTCCAAAGGAACTTGTAATTCTGGAGCTGCTCCGGGGTGTAGGTAGGCTTTCCACCCGCTAGGAATCGGGGCAGATCCTTTGAGCGCGTGTACGGCGTGCCTTCCGCGCGCGCCTTCCAGATGCCGCGCTGGATGAGCTCGTCGGCGGGGCCCTTGCCCATGACCATGCGGAGCCGATCCTCGGCACTCTCGGGGATGTCAGCACCCGGAGCCGGCGGGACATAGTCGCCGCCCAGCTCGGCGCGGAGGCCGGGCTCGGCATTCGGATCGAACCGTGGCGACGAGAATTGGTGAGCCTCGGGATCGAAGAACTGCCGCACCGCTTCGGCCGGCGTCGCCGCCGCCTGAGCCGGAGCGGCCGCCGGCGTGAGCGAGTCGATCTTCTGCTGGGCGTCTTCGGTGGAGTTCGCCCAGCTAATTTTTTGCCCGTCCTTCTCAACCCACGTCGCCCCGTTGAGCGGGTTTTTCTTGATGAGATAGCCCTTGTAAGGCGTCGTCTCGCGGACCGGAGCGGCTTTCGGTGCCGGCGGCTCGGGCGCGCCCGGCGCTTCGGCCTCGGGATTCTTTGTGAAGTTATGGACGGCGGCGAGCGCGTCGCTCGGCGACGGGCCCTTGACCGGCGTCTCGACGCGCCACTTCGTTTTGGCGCGATCCGGAGCGAGGCCCTCTTCAATCGTGGGAGCCACGACACGGCCGGTGTGCTTGTCGACCTCCGGTTGGCCCTCGTCGAGCCGCGCCAGATGATCGAGCATGTCTTTCTTGGAGAACACCGCGCCCGAGGCCGTCGAATCCTCGTGTCCGTCAATGAGCCACTGGCCGTCAGCCGCCGTGCCGCCGCTGCCGACGTTCCGATAAATCGTGTATTTACGCCCGTCCGGGAAGGCGACGTGCCACGTCGTACCGTCGCCCTGCGTGCCGGGCACCTTGCGCGTGACGGCGTCCGTGCCCTTCAGGCCCTTCGGCGCCGGCGTCGTCACCGCTTCGGGCGGCGCGTAGTCCGGGTGCTGCGGCTCTTCGGGCCCCGGGACGGGCGGCGGCGGCTCGGCCATCGCCTGATGCGCCGCCGCGATGTACTTCTGCCCTTCGACGTCTTCAGGATGCTGCGCCGGCGGCGCGCCCTCGGGATGCTCGAAAAACGATTGGAGCGCGTCGAGCTGATCGCCGGCGCCCACGTGTCCGATGTCCTGCGCCGGGCCGGGCGCTGTCGGCGGAGCTTCCGCCGGCGCGGGCGCCGGACCGCTGGGCGCGCGCCCGCCGGCGTCGTCGAGCACTTGAAAGCCCTTCGGCCCTTCGACGCCGTACGTCTCGCCCGGCTGCACGTGGTAGTCGACGGCGTCCGGGCCACTGAGCGGGCGCCGCGTGCCCGCGCGGTCGTACACCACGAATTGCTCGCCGCGCTCCTTCATGCCCTGCTCGCGGCGCATGGCTTCGAGCGAGGCCGCCGACTCGCCACTCGCGTTGAGCGTCGCCGTCGCCGGATCGAGTACCTCGAGCTCCGGCGCGGCCTCCGGCGCCGGGGGCGCGCCGGAGCGGATGTCGGGGAGCTGGCGCGGCGCCGTGGGCTCGACCGTGGCGGGCGGCTCGGGCGGCACGCCTGAGCCCACGTCGGGGAGCTGGCGCGGCTTCATCCCGAGGAACTCGAGCACCGAGTCAATATTCGGCGCGGCCCCTTCCGGCGCCGGGGCGGCTGCGGGCGCGGCTACTGGCGGGGCTGGCGCGGTCGCCGTGGCGGCCGGCGGCTGGGCTTCAGCCGTGGAGGCCGACAAGAGCTGCTCGTCGCTTGGCGGCGGCGGTGGTGCTTCGACGCGCGGTTGGAGCCGGGGATCCTCGTACCACGGGCGCGTGATGTCCCGGAAGGGCGCCGGTGGAACCCCGGAGCCGCCAGCCGGGAGCTGGCGGGGCCCCTGCTCCCACCACGGTTTGACGGGCTCGGGCGGATGCGCGAAGTCGTTGACGTCGCCGAGATCCTGCTCGCCCGGCGTGAGCGGCTTCGTGCCGGCCGTCTCGTCGCCCTCGTGTCCCTGCTCGAATCGCTGGATGAACTGCTCGAGGGTCGTGCGGGGATCGAGCCGGCCGCCCATGCCGGCGTCGTTCACGTCGCCGAGATCCTCACCGATCGGGCCCGGGCGCCGGACAGGCGCCATCTCGTCAGCCTCGCCGCCCGTTTCGTACGGCGTGCGCGGCGCGCGGAGCGTGGGCTCCGCCGGCTGCCGCGTCCCGTAGGCCGCGTCGAACACGCGTTGCAGCTCGGGATCGCGAATCTGCGTCCGGGCCGCCTGAAGCGTCCCGGCGTCCGGCGCGCCCGTCGGCCACGTCGGCCCGGGCTGCCCGTGCGGCACGGCATTCGCGCCCGCCGAGCCCGCGACGCGGTCGAAGTCTCCCGGAGGGACGACTTCTGTCGCCGCGCCACCGCCGGCGACGAGCCGGTGCAGGGCCGTCGCGCCGGCGCCGCCCGCGCCGCCGATGGCGGCCGGAAGGATTTCGTCGCGCCACGAGTCGATCGGCTCCCCGTGGGCGAGCTTGCTCGCGACGTCGACGCCGACGTTGAGGCCGGCGCCCCGGGCGGCATTGAGCCCCATCGTCGCCAGATCGGAGCCCGTCTTGAAGACCTTGCCGAGCGGGATGGCGCCCACGGCGCTCGCGACGCCGATCGAAGTCGGGTCGTAGCCCTTGCCCGCGATGAGCTCGGCGAGGGCCTCGGAACCGCCGCCGACTCCCGCGCCGACCAGCGAGCCGATGCCCGGCACAGCCGAGGGGATGCCGGCGAGGTAGCCGCCACCCAGCCGCACGGCTTCGGCCGCCCAATCGCGCGGCCCCATGTTCTTCAGGGTGTCGAGAAAGCCGTGGCCGCCGCTGTCCTTGTCCGGCGTCGGCGTCGCGTTGTTCGACCGATCGGGCGCGGGGGCGTCAGACGTCGCCGCCGGCGGAGGCTCGCGCTTCCACCACGGCGCCGGATCGGCACTCGCGGCTTGCGGTGCGCTGGGCGGGGTGACGTCCCACCAATTCGGCACGGCTATTGAACCTTCCAGCCCATCGTGATCGCGTAGTTCCGCGCGTCATTCAGGGTCATCCCCGGATGATGGTCGACGTAGTCCTGAAGATCCTTCGCGGTGAGCACGCCGGGGGTTGCCGGCGCGGGCGCGCCGCCCGTGCCCATGCGCCCGATCGCCGCCGTGACCTTGTCGGCAATCTCCTTCGGCGGGGACATCGGGCGGCCCGTGTCCGGATCGATGCCAAATCCGCCCTTGCCGGCCAGATCGGCGATCGCACTGAGAAAGTCCTTGTCCTGCTCGCTCTGCGGGCGGTTGAAGCGGCCGGCGGCGGCGGTGGCCGCCTTGTCGACTTCGCCTTGGTTCGCGAGCCCCTGCCGAGCGTAGGCGCCGGCCGCTTCCGCCTGAGCCGGAGCGGCCGCACGCGCGAGCGCGGCTTGATTCTGCTCGTCCCACCAGCCGTGGACGGCGGGGATGAAGTTTCGCCGCGCGGCCTGCGTCGCGTTGTAGTCGGCCGTGGCGTTGAGCTCCGGCGCCAAGTCGGCCGACAGGTCCGCGCCCGCATGGCCGGCGCGGGTCTGAAGATCCTCGCGCGTCTGCTCCTGCTCGAAGGGCAGCATCGACGGCGGGCGCGCCTGCTCGGCGGTGGCGTTCTGGGCGGTGGCATTCGCGGCCATGATGTCCGCCGGACTCCAACCCTGCGCCTTCAGCTTGCTCACGCGCACGTCGGCGAGCCACTGTTGCAGATCGGGATCGGGCGCCGTCGAGATGTTCTGATCGGCGTCCTGCTGCATCCACGCCGGCGCGGCGCCCGTCGGCGCGCCGCTGGCGACGGGCGGCTTCGAGCCGAAGACGTTGGAGAGCGCGGCGAGACTAGGAGCTTGCGGCATGGTTACTCTCCCCCACGGCGGCGCGGCGCGCCGAGCTTGAAGTCGAACCCGCGATTACCGGCGGCGAAGGGGAGCGCCGTCAGACGATCGAGATAGTCGCCCCACATCCCCGTTTCCTGCGCGTTCGCCTGATTCTGCTGCATCCGATCGAACTGATTCACCGCTTGCCCACTCGGCCCGAGGGCCTCGAGATTGGTGGCCTCGCTGTCGCGCGCGCGCTGATTCGCGTCGTCGACCTGCGCGCCGTGCGCCGCGTTGAGCTCGTCTTGCGAATAGGGCACGTCCTCGGGCGACACGCCCCAGAGGCTTTGGAGTGCGCGGAGCGACGGCGACATGGGCATCATGGAACTTCCCTCAATAGACGCGGCCGCGCTGCGTGCCGATCTGTGCGAGCGCCGTCGTCGACGCCGGGACCGAGCGGCCGCCGGGTGTGACCAGTCCTGTCATGGGGAGCTGTCCCCAGCCCTCGGCGACGCCGCCACCGCCGCCGGGCCCCATCGGCGCCACGTCGGGCGACGAGCTGCCGGCGCTGCCTGCGCTGTTCGGCGCGTTCGGCTCCGAGAGCGCCGTGAGGGACATCGGCGGCGGCGCGACATCGGCGCCGGCCGACGTGACCGGCGGTGGCGTTGGCATCGTCATGGGCGCGCCGGGCATCGGCAACGTCGACGCGTCGCTCGTCGGTGGCGCGGGTTGACCCCAGCCGGCGTACTTGTTCGGCATGTAGATCCCGGCGCCGTAGATCGGCGCCGTGGTGTCGGCCGGCCCCGTTTTGCCCGTGGGTGCGTACGCCATCAGAAGTTAATCCCGAAGGAGCCGAGCAGGCCGACGAGCTGCTGGCGCGCCGCGAGCGCGTTCGTGATCTGCTGCTGGTTGTACGTATTCGCCCCGGTCGCATTGGCGCCGAGCACGCCCTGCTCCCGCGAGAGCTCGTCGCCGAGCAAGCTGACGTTGGCGTTGTCGAGATTCTCGCCCGCGCCCGCAACGAGCTTGCCAGCCTCGGCGCCCTGAATGCCCGAGCCCGTGATCCCGCGCTGGCTCATGATCGCGTCGAGCGCCTTCAGCGACGATTGCAGGTTCTCGCCGACGTTCTGCTTCGCCGCCCCGAGCTTGGCCTGTCCGTAGGCCGTGTCGTCGGCGAGCTGCGTCGGGACGAACCCGGCGCCGCCGGGCGCCGTGCCGCCCGCGCCGGTCTTGAATTGCCCGAGCAGGTCGCCGAAGGCGTTCTCCGCGAAGGCGGTTTTCGCGCGGGTGTCCGTCTCGCCCGCGTTGAACTTCGCCGCGTCGAGCGCGGTCGAGGCCGCGCCGGTGTCGAAGTTCCCGTTGTCGTCGTAGAGCGGCACGGAGGGGATCCCGGAGAAGTTCCCCGAGTTCGTCCCGAGGGCACCGAGCGCCGCAAGGCTGCCGGGTTGGAGCGAGCCCATGCCGTTCACGGGCACTGCCGGCTTCGGGCCGCCGCCGAGATTACCTGTGAGCACCATATGTCCCCCGCGAGATTCTAGCTCTATGAGCCGATTGTCGCCGCCATCGAGCGCCAAGCGATTGTCTTCGCCGCCGTCGTCTTCGTGCACACGCCGATCGCGATGAATTGCGCGTTCCCCGTCGCCGGCAGGTTCGCCGTCATGGCCGTTTCCGTCCCGTCGTTCACGCTGAAGAAGACCGTCGGCGTCCCGGCGCGCACGAACCGGATCCGGAGCTTGTAGGCCGTCGACGCGGCGATCGCGAGCACCGTGGCTGAGACGTGCGTCGTGCCGGCGCCATTGGACGTGTAGCCGACCCATCCACCGTCGCCGGCCGCCGTCGAGTAGCGGAACATGAGCGCGCCGCCCGCTGTGCCGGAGGCGAGCGTATCGGTGTCGGTTGTCGGCGAGGCCGCCGTGATGCCGACCCAGTAGCGAATATTTGTGATGTCCGAGGCGGTCAAGAGATCGACGGTCACGTCGATCTCGTCGTCGAGCAGCTTGATCGACGTCGCGTTGGTCGTGAGCGCCGTCGTGTTCCCGGACACCGCGCCCGTCTGCGCTTGGCCGTACGTCTTCGCGCCCTGAAGCACGAAGGCCGGCGAGTTCGCGCTCGTCGCGGTTAGGGCGTTGAAGAGGCCGGACGTGTTCCCACTGAAGGCATTCGAGGCGCCGGGGCCGACCATCGCAACCCAGCCGAGGAGCCCCGCCACGGCGCCCGAGCCGAAGAGGTTTATGCGGTACCAGCCGAAAGCCGTCGCGGCGCCGCCAGCTTTGACGTAGAGGTAGCCGGTCGCCGTGTCTTCGTAGATCGTGCCGAGCGCCGCACTGATGGCGGCCTGCGGGGTGCCCGCTCCGGCTTGCACATTGCCGCCGCCGAGAGCGACCGAAGCCCACGAAGGATCCGTGCCGGCGCCGCCGGACACGAGGCCGCCCGCCGCCGGCGCAAGCGCGGCCCACGTGCTCGCGCCGCGATACAGAATCGTCCCGCGCGTCGCGCTGATCCAATCGAGAACTTGCAGAATTGTGACTTCTTCAGCGACGCCTGAGCCGGCCGAGTTCCGGCCCCAGAGGCGTTGCGTCACGCTGAAGTCGGGCAGATTCGCGAGCGCCGGCAGTTTGCCGGTCACGCCGTTCGCGAGGTTGATGAGATCCCACTTCGGCTGATTGCTCGTCCCGGTGTTCGCGAGGTACCGCGTCGCGTTGGTGTCTTTCGCGAGATTAATGAGGCCGGCCGCGTTGCCGACGAGGATGTCGCCCTGATTGAGACTGCTCCATTGCGGCTGGCTGCCGGCGCCGGCGTTGGAGAGGTAGCTAATCTTGCTGGCATCCTTGCCGAGCACCGCGAGCCCGGCCGCCGTGCCGACGAGCAAGTCGCCCTGCACCGTCGCCGGCACGCTCGAGGCACCGACCGCGTCGACGGTCTGTTGCGTCCACTGGAAGATGGCGTCGAAGTTCTTCTCGACGAGCGCCATCGCCTTCTCGATCGGCACGGTACCGAGGCGTTCCGGGATCGCGAGAGGCTTGTAGGCCACTACCGGAGCCCCAGCTCGAAGACGGGATCCATCTCGTAGCCGAAGAGCAGGAAGGCCCGGCCGGCCGTCGCCAGATCGAATTGCAACGAGCACATGCGGCCCGTCCCAACCCGATCGAGCTCTTGCCGGCCGAGAGTGAGATCGGCCGAGAGCGTCGCGCCGGCGGAGGCATTCACCCCGCCGAGATACGGCGTGATTACCAGCGTCCCGCCGCCTTCCACACGCGTCAGAATGCCCAGCCGGCCGAAGAAGTGCTCAATGTTCGGCGCCGGCGGGGCGCCCGCGTGGAACTTCGTCCGCACCGAGGCCGCGATCGCCGACGTCACAGCCGCGCCCGACACGTCGCTCGAGACGGCGTTGTTCTGAAGGTAGATGTAGCCGTCGTCGCCGCCGATGGCCGGCGTGTAGGCGCCCGAGTCGGCCTGAAGGAGCGCGCGCGCCGTTCCCGTGAAGGCGGCCGTCAGATGCGGCCCGAGCCACTTCTGTTCGTCCAAGTGGAAGGCGACCCAGCGATCGAGCGTGGAGCTGCCCGCCGAGGCGAGCTGAAGCTCGATCGCGTTGGTGAAAGGATTCCACGACGCGATCGCGTCCGGGAATTTCGTACGGTTGAAATAGGTGTCGGTGGTGAACCACGGATCCACGTCCGGGCCGGAGATCTTGACCACGCCCCCGTCGTCCCACCGATAGAACCCGTCGATGCCGAGGAAGTAGCCGACGTCGCGGACAACCACGCAGCTCTCGCGGGCGACGCAGCCCATGCCTTCGACGACGATGATCTGTTGGAAGTCGGCGTTGCTGCTCCCGACAATCTTGATTAGCCGATCGCGCTTGCACACGCCGAGCGAGTCGCGCCGGCTAAGGAGCCCCGTGATGCCGAAGAGATCTTGCCCAGACGGGTAGATCAGTAAATCGTTGTCCGGGTTCCACGCGTAGAAGACGCCGTCTTCGGTGTAGAGCAGGTGATCGCGGCTGTCCTGCTGGTTCGGCACGCCCCAGAGCCGATTTTTCCACGCAATGACGTTGCGGAGCGACGTCCCGGGCACCGAGCCGGGCGGGTTGCCGATCGACGGGTCCGCCGGGAGCAGGCTGAGTGACGCGTCGCTCACGCTCGAGTCGACAGACGTCGTGACGTTATCCGCGATGTCGAGCATCGCGAAGTAGATCGAGCCGCCGGCGACGGTCCGATAGATGCGCCGGCAATTCACGTTCGCGTCCGGGCTGACGGGAATGTTGCTCACGAGGAGCGATTGGTTTGCCGCGACGAAGGCCCCAGAGTCGCCGGCGCACAACGGCGATTCGTTGATGATGCGGCCGCCGTCGTCTTTCACGGCGAACGAGACTTTCACCTTGTAGGAGCCCGTGAGGCCAGTCCCCGTACCAGCCGCGAGCGTGGGCGCGCTCACCGGCGGCAGAATGTGGGCGACGCGGAGCGTCAGCGTCCCCGGGTCGAACCAGAGGGTTTGACTCGGCGAATAGACGATGTACACGACGCCATTCAGCACGGCGATCACCGCGCGGCGCGTGCCGTCGATCACGACGCCCGCCGGCAGCGTCACCGCCTGCACGGTCCCATCGGACTTGATGATCTTCAGCGTCGTCCCGGCTTGGGCGAGGTAATACATCTAGGTCGACTCCGGTTGGAAGGAGCCGACGAGCCCGAGGATGCCCGTCGTGTTGAGGAGCTGGGACCACACGCCGCCCGGGTCCGGCGTGCGCTTCAGCACGAATCCCGTCTTCGCGGCCGCGCCCGTCGCGTTGTAGAACCCGAAATAGAGATTCCCCCCGAAGACGCCCGGCGTGCCGCACGTGCGGATGGCGTAGGTCACGCCGACGTCGAGCTCGGTCGACCACGACGAGCCGTTGAACCGCTTGACGAGCGTGCTCGAGCCCGTCTTGAACCACACCGCATAGAGCTGGCTATTGAACGCGGTGAGGCCGCAGTAGTAAGAGACGTTGTTTGACGGCGCCGTGAGCGAGGTGCTCCACGTGCCGGTCGATGTGCGCTTGCGAATCGTCGCCGTGCCCGCGTTGTCGACGGCCATCCCGGCGTAGAGCTCGCCATTGAAGACGGCCAAACTGAGCGGGTAGCCGTCGCCGCCGGCGAATTGCTTCTCGAGCGTCCACGTCGCTTCAATGCCCGGGAGAATGCTGTAGATCACGCCGGCCGGCGTGCCCGAGATGCCGTTACAGCCCACGAAGAGCCGGCCCAGCCAGAAACACATCGCCGTCGGAAAGCCGCCCGTGTTCTCGCCGCTCCCGTTGCCGAAATTGTTTCCGACGAGCGAGAGCAAGCCCGCCTGCGGATCGAACACCATCACACGGCCCTTGACGTTCGGCGCCGCGCCGCCCTGATCCATGACCGCGATGTAGATGAGCCCGTTGTTCTGGATGATGTCCGAAATGAAGACGGGCACGAGGCCGCCCGACGTCGGATTCGTGGGGATGCGGAGCAGCTCGAAGCTCGCCGTGTTGTTCCACACGACGAGCACCGGCGCCGTCGTCCCGATCGTGTAGTCGTTCCCTGCGTAGTACAGGCGGTTGCCGAGCCCGATGGCGCGCTGGTTGAAGAAGAGATTCCCGGGATCGAGTGAGCCCGCAAACCCCGCGAGCGAGGCGATCGGAAGGCCCTGTTGGAGCTGGCCCGTCGTGAGCGCACTGAACGCCGTGCCGTCGGTCGAGAACTGAAACGCGTTCGTCTCGGCGGCGTTGAGCCCCACCATCAGATCGCTCGCGCCGGGGAAGCTGAAGGGCAGGTTGTGGAGCGCGAGAATCTGGGCGCCGAGCGCCGTCATGTTCGGCAGCTTGGCGAGGCCGCCGCGCGATCCGATGCCGCCGAGGCCCTGCACGCGGACGTACTCGACATTCTGCGCGGACAGGAGCCCGCCCTCGGGCGCATGGATCGGCGTCGCCGTGAGGTTGACCCCCTGCGAACCGACCATGTAAGCGGGAAAGTCATTCGCCACGTCGCCGGCCTCCCGTTACTGCGTGTAGTAGACGTCGTCTTGAAAGAAGGACTCGACGTTTTCCGGATCCTGATCCGAGCGTGGCGTGAGCGCGGTCAAGAGATTCCGCTTCTCGGTGGCGTAGATCGCGACGTGCTCCGGATCCGGGCCCCGGTCCTCCCGGTCCTTCACCCGCGCGAAGGCGATCACATATTCGACAAGCGCCTTGTCGCTCTCGCCCGGGATCGGGTTGGTGTCGCTGTTAATGGCTCCGATCACCGTGTTCGCGATCACTGGAATGTAATCGACCTGAAGGAGCACGTTGGAATTCACGGGCGGCGCGCACAAGATCGTCGGCGCTCCCACCGGCGCGCCGGCGTTGAGGAGCGCGTAGTACACCACGGCTTGCCGGGGCGAGATCGGCACGGCGGCTTCGGCCTGCACGAACTGCGGATGCCGGCGATCGCGGTACTCGAAGACGAGCCCCTGATTCGTGTTCTGCGTGCCCAGCGTGCGCGGCCGGATGATCAGGATCCGAAAGAGCGCCACCGGGACGCCGGTAATCGCAACCGCCGTGCCGCCGGTCGTCGACGCCGGGAGCTGCATATTCGTGATGTCCTGCACGATGAAGTGGTCTTTGTACAGGTCGATGATGCCCTTCCACAGATCCTTGACGCCGTCGTTGTAGTGGTCGAGTAGCTCCTGATCGGTCCAATAGCGCGCCGTCAGCTCAATAAGCTGGATGCGCGCCTTGGTGATGATCGCTTGGACGGTCGTCGCCACGGGAGCCTACATGCCGCCGAAGCCGCCGGCGACGTTCGGCGTGATGGCCGCGTCGGGTGTCTTCTTCGCGTACGCCTGCACCGCGATCGCCGCCGCGACGCCGGCCGCGCTGTTTTTGTAATCAAGGCCCTTGCCGGCCGTCAGCGCGAAGCCTTCCGTGCCGAAGTCGAAGATGGCCGTGCCGAGGCCCGGGCTCACCTTGACGGTGGCGACCGGGATCGGCGAGCTCGCGGTGTCCTGAAAGGTCTGCGTCTGCGCCGCGTCCGTCGTCACGTTGCAGCAAATTTTCTGCACGTAGATCGTGTCGCCGGCGTTGGGCGCCGCGATCAGGTGTTTCGGCGTGCTACTGAAATTGTCCGTCGCGATGACGCTCGTGCTCATCGAGACGTTGCGGTTGCGCGTGAGTAGTTCGTTGATGCGGTCCACGGGTGCTCCCCCTGAAGCCGAGGCCGGCCACCGGATCTACGGAGCTCGGGGCGAGCCCCGTTCCCAGATACCGGCGCCGGCCTGCGACAGTCTCTACGCGTTCGCCGTGACGACGTATTCGTTGAAGATCTCGATCACGCCAGCCGTGGCGGCCGCGCCCGCCGTCGTGAGCGTAACCGTGCCCGCCGCCGTCATCTTGATCCAGCTCGACGCGGTCTGCGGCACGGGGATCCCCGTGAGCTTGGCGCCGGTCGTGAGGCTGGCGATCACGGTCGCCGCGAGCAGAGCCGCCGCGCCGCCCGCGCCCGCCGAGAGCCCGATGCTGACGGTCGTCGCGGTCAGTACGCCCGTCGTCACGTTGATCAGCGTGCGGCTGATGATCGCCTGCGCCGGGATGACGGTATTCACTACCGGCGTGATCAGCCCCGGCGCGCCGCCGCCGTCGACCGCGAAGTCGTAGCGCGTGTACGCCATTTTCGACAGGCCGACACCGGCGACGCCGTTGGTGGCGCCGAGCATCTGATTGATCTGCGCCGCCGTGATGGTGATGCCGAGCGGGAGGTAAATCACGACGCCCGTATCCGGGTCGAGCACGCCGAGCGTGTTGTCGTCGCGCTTGAAGACGATGCCGGCGACCTGCGGCGAAAGATTCTGAATGAGGTTTGCGACTTCCGTCGCGTTGAGGGCCGTCTCGATGTAGCGGGTCGCCATTGTCGGGCTCCTAGTCTCGCGCGTCATCGGGCTCGGCCGTGACGCTCGCCGGAGACTTCAGCCGGCGGCCGCGCTCCGGAAACGCGGCCGCCGGTCGTGCGACTTTGGGTGTATCTCTAGGCCGCGCCGAGCAGCACAATCCCGTCGGGACCGTTGGCCGCCGAGCCGCTCGAGCCCGTGCCGGTCGTGTTCGCGCACACCGTGAACCCGTTCACGCAGCGGAACCCGTACGGGTAGAAGAACGCGGCGACGTCGTCCACGCGCTGGCTGCTCGAGCTCGAGCCGAGTCGGTGGCTGATGTCCTGTGAGCCGTCTGTGCTGGACGTGGTCGAGTTGTCGGTGCCCTTGAACCACGACGCCGTCACCGTGCCCTTGTGGAAGAGGATCGCGTAGATGCGGCACGCGGTGTCCGCGATCACGGTGTTCCCGTTCGTGAGCACGGCCATCTCGACAACCTGCATGTCGGGGCGGCCGCCCTGTTGCGCGAGCCACTCGAAGAAGGCAATGCCCATCGCGTAGAGCGGCGCGCGGCCGGCGACAGCGACAGCGTTGAAGAACCGACGGCGGGCGAGCACGATCGCGGTGGTGGTGAGTGACATGGCTTACGTCCTCCTGCTCCGGGACGATCCAAGCGGCCGTTAGTGGCCGGTTGTCGGGTCCGGTGCGGCGACAGATGGGTCCGGATCTGGGAACCGTTCCCGGACCGGCGACACGAGCGACACTCTAGCTCCGGTCCGATACTGAAAGCCAGTCCGCATTGCCCGCGAGCGGACGCGGAGGGCGTCTTGCCGCTCGGTGGCGACCTGTTGATCGCGCGTCTCGTCCTGCTTGTCGAGTAAGTCGGCGACCGTTTCCCAGCCGCCATGACGCCACACATCGCGGCGCATCAGCCGGTCGACGATCAAGTGCGGCGAGCCGGCGAGCGCCGCCGTGTGCAGCGTGAGCGGCACGGCGACGAGCCCCTTCTGAATGCAAAAGACGGTGTCGGGGTTGAGGTTCGGGATCTTCTCGAAGAAGCCGGCCGTCAGCCCGGCAGAATTCCGCGCGACGCGCGCCAGCCGATAGACCGGGTGTTTCGCCGAGCGGAAGATCCGGAGATCGGGGTCGTACTGCTCGATCGCCCGGCACCACTCGTCCGAGGGCGCCGGGAGATCGAACGGGGAGGGAAAGTCGAGAAAGATGCTCACCGGGACGCGATTTTGTCGGCGTTCTGGATGTGCGACGTGTCGACCGGCAGCGGCGACATTTCGGCGGCGACACGCCGGCGGGGCTGGGCGAGCCCGGTGGCTTCGCCAGTCGCGGTCCGCGCTTCGGGATTGCTCATAGTGGAACGGTCGAAGAGCTCGAGCCCGTGGTTCGGGTGTTCCATGCCGGGCGGAATCATCGCGCATTCCTCGGGCTTGTCGAACCCCTTCACCGCGACGAGGTAGTCGCCATTGCCGCCCTCGTCGAACGTGCCCATGCGGGGATGCTGTTGCTTCGCGAATCGGATCCAGTCGGTTGTGAGCTGGTTCTCGCCGGGATGGAGCACGCGGACGACGCCGTTCTGGATCACTTCGAGCGGTTTCGATGTGCGGTTGATGATGGTGCAGGCTTCGCCAATCATGCGTCGGGCCTCCGTCGCCCAGAAGAACCCGGGCGCCCCGCCAGTATGACGGGGCGCCCGGCCTAGCTACTAGCCACCGACCGGCCGCACGACGACCACCGTCGCGCCGGTGATGCCGTCCGCGCGCCAGCAGACCGACGGGAGCTTCATGTGGTACTGCTTGCGGATCCGGTACCACGCCTCGAAGGCATCCCGCGCCGTCGCGCCCGAGCCGGAGCGGACGAGGATGCGGCCATCTTCGTCAACCCACTTGCCCTTTTCCGACACGTAGCAGCAGAACCCGGCCTGCTCCACGTCGAGCCCCATCAGCGTCCCGTACGGGAAGTCGCGGATGGCCTTGATCGGCACTTCGCCCATCGTGATGTCGCCCTGCTTGAAGGCGACCGTGCCGCCGTCCGGCTTGGTGAGATCCTGTCCGGTGTACCGGCGGTCCGCCTGCGTGAGCTTGATGTACAGCCGGCGCACGCTGTGGTGGGCGAGCATGAGCGACGTGATGCCGTTCATGCGCTGATCGGTCACGTCGGCGAGGAGCTGGAGGAGATCCAGCGACAGCGCGCCCGTCGACGCGTTGACGTAGGCGTTCGCGTAGTCGTACACGGTGCGGTCGATCTGGAAGTAGTTCGACCGATACGTGCCGTCGTCGACGAGCGCGAGCAGGCCCCAGAAGGCTTCCTCGTACTCGGTGTCGAGCGGGCTCGTGACGGTGCTGGTCGCCGCCATGACGAGGTAGTCGTTGTCGGCCCACGAGCCGTCGGGCGCCGTCGCGAGATTGATCGTCGTGCCGTCGGTCGTCAGCGAGGACACCTGATTGATGCCCGCGCGGATGCCGCCGGTCGCCGGATTGATCGCCGCGATGTTGATTCCCTGACGCACGTACCGGGTGCCAAACGTGGCGCCCGAGACGCCGCCGGGCGAATCGGTGATGAGCGCCTGCGCCGGGCCGCCGGCGTTGATACGGCAGAGCACGCCGCGCCCGTCGAGCGACAGGTCGATCTCTTCGCGCCGCGCCAAGTCTTTGATGAGGTTGTCGAACTCGTTCGTTCGCGCATCCTCCCAAGCCATTTCGGAGCGCGCCGAGTCGGCCATCGCTTCGGGCGAGAGCAGGACGCGGCCCATCAGCTTGCGGACGTCGCCCTTCACCTGTACGTGGCCCTGCACGCCCGCTTCCGCAAACAGGCCGTACTCGGCCGTGTGCATGGGCGAGATGTTGCGGGTCACGTGCGCGTCGTAGACGAACTGCCGGCCGCCGTACGCCTTGTCGGTGGCCTTCTCTTCGATGATGTCCTTCAGGGGATTGGCGTTATTGACGCCTTCCTGAATGTAGTCTTCGATGTAGTCCTTGAGCAGTCCGTCGATCGTGGCCGTGAAGGCCCCGATCACGGCGAGCTGAAGGCCGCCAGCGACGACAGTCATCTGGTAGCCGGCCGCGTGCGCGACGGACGAACAGAGCGCGGAGAGCGCCGAGCCGCCGATCGCCACCATCAGGCCGGCGAGCACCGGACGGAAGTAGACCGACCGCCGGAGCCGCGTGAGGAAAGACAGAAACTTCATGGGAGCCCTCTGACGAACGTCAAACGCGGCGCTACTGGCCCGTGGCGTCGAGGAACCCTTCGCGCATCTTGGCGAATCGTTCCTTGCGGGTCATCTTCGCGCCGCCGCCCCCGCCCGCGCTGCTCGGTGTCCCCGAGGAGCCACGGCCGGACGCCGGCAACCCCTGCACACGCGCGGCCGCTTGCGCCGCCCGCGTCGGGAATTGTCGACGCACCGGCTCGACGTAAAAGCCGGTGAGGTCTTTGATGAATTCAGAGATCAGAGCAGGGTCGCCCGTTTCGTAGCGGTTGAGCCGATCGCCCGTGCGGTCGTCGTCGATGTACGCGCGCATTTCGCGCGCGATGCGATTGATTGCCCGTTCGGGCAATTTGTCGATCGGAAGGCCAACGGCCTTCGCGTACTGCTCCTGCGCGATTGTCGACATCCGGAAGGCGTGTTGTTTCCACACGCGCTCGCTGGTGCCGCCAACCTCGTCGAGCTGACCGGACTCGACCATCTGAAACAGACGCTCGAGTGTCTTGTCGGCGTTCGGACTGTTGAGAATCCGACCGAGGGCGGGGTGCATCCCCGCGAGGCCCTTCAGGATCGCGTCGTTACGCGGATCCGGAGGAGCATCGATCCCCATCAGCACGCGGAGCTTTGATTCGAGCCCCTGATACTGACCCTGCATTTCACGGACGCGCTCGGCCAACCGCGTTCCGACGTGCGGCGGTAGCCACTTGCTCCGATCTTCGGCGTAGGTGAACTGCGCTCGCGCCGCCGCCGCCGCTCCGCCGTCCGGACTTCCGCCAGCGGGCACAGTGCCAGTCGCGCCCGCGCCCGCACCAGCCCCGGCGGCCGCGCCGGAGGTTGAAGGTGGAGTCGCGGAGCCTGAGCCTGCGCCGGCTGCGGGAGCGCCGCCGCCAGATCCGTCACCGGGAGTGTCGAGGAGTACACCGAGAGAGAAGTATTTGCGTAGCATGACTGGCCTGTCCTTCCGTTTTTTGCGAGGTCACGTCCCTCGTTGGGCAGACACAGTCTCGGCACGTCGGCCGTGAAAAGCAAATCTGTAACTACGCGGGCGGCCCCATGTTCCCCCCGCCGGGCGCGCGGCCCGGGAGGGTATCGGGCGCCCCGGATTCGCGATTCGAGTTCCCCATCGCCATCCCGGCGCCCTGCGGCGGCGTGTTGACCGAGGCGCTCGCCGGCGTCGTCCCGGGGCGTTGCGGCATCGGCATGACCGGCCGGCGACCGGCCGGCGGCTGCATCGGACCGCCGGCGCCCGGAGGCTGCATCAGCGTCCCGAGCTGGATCGCTGGATCGAGCTCGCGAAGGAGCTGTTGCACGACCGGATTCGTCAGATCCTCGCCCTTGAGAGAGATCATCGTCTTCGGCAGGTCGACCGGCGGCGGCGTCATCGGCATCGGGAGGCCGAAGGGGTTTTGCATCGCCGTCAGATGTTGCACGCGGTGGAGCGTGACTTCGTCCACGCAGATCGGATCGCTCGTGAGGAGCAGGCGCATCCCTTCTGAGTTCGCCCACAAGTCGAGCTGCTCGACGTGGATCTGGTGCATGTTCCACGATCGCACCTGAAGCGGATTGCCCGACGTCGGCTGTCCAAACGTGGGCGAGCCCGGCATCTTGTCGATCGGCCCCGCCGGCCGGCCCTTCTTCACCCACTGCTCGTACAGGTCGTGCTCGATGTTGGCCGCCTGCGTGTGCGCGTCGAGACTCGGAACCAATTCCGTAATCCCGAGCAGGCCGAGGGCTGAAGACGTCGTCGCCGGATCCTTGAAGTCGACCACGCCGAGCGTGTGCGCCTGCTGCATCGCGGCCGACTTGCCGAGGGCCGTCTTCGGGCGCTCGCTGCCGTCTTCCACGATGAATTCGACCGAGCCCTCGAGATCGGTGTTGCGGAACGTCTTGAATGTCCACGTGCCCGCTTTGCCGGCGATCACTTTCACGCGCTGCTCGGGCCCGTAGGTCCGCTCGAGCTCGAAGGCGATTTTGTACCACTCGCGATAGGCGCGGCCGCGCGTCTTCAGAACGGGCGTGAACCGGCTTTGCGATCGCTCGACGAGCAGGTTGAGCGCGGAGAAGGCTTCGACGCCGCCGGGCTGGATGCCCTTCAAGATGTCCTGCGTGCCGGCGCTCGTCTCAATGTCCGTGATGTGCTGCGCGCGGAGCGCGAAGAAGGCTTGCCCGGGCGTCTCGCCCGCGATGCGCTCCGGCTTGGCCTGTGAGCCGGCGATCACGCTGTAGCGCGCGATGAGGCCGGGCTCGCCCGTGAAGCGTTGTACCTCGGCGCCCTTCGGCTCGAGCCAAATCGGGTTGGCCATGCGCTGCATGATGAGCTCGACCATCGAATCGTTTCGATTGAGCGAGTCTTGCTTCTGAATGACGGAATCGAGCGCGCCTTTCGCCCAGATCCGGCCGCCGGTCATCGTGTACGGGTAGTACGTCCAGCACCAGAGCGGCTTGTCTTCCTTCGTGCGGTAGGGAATCGGCCCGGGCATGATGCCGCGCTCCGGATCGCGCACGATGAGCGTTTCGCCATTCAACCCGCCGACGGTCCGACACCAGAGGCCGTCCGGGTACTCTTCGCTCGGCTTCACCCAGAGCTCGGCTTCGATCGCGCCCTCGGTCCGCGTGGGCGTCGCGCCGCCCCACTGAAACGGAATCGTCGAGAGGCTGTTGAGCATCGCGAGCGCGCGGAACATCTGCAACCCGCGATCGCCGGTCGTCGACGTGTAGGAGATCTTGTCGGCGTAGGGCCGGCCCTCGTACCACGATTTCGGGCGCCACCGGAGCCGGATGAGCTCGGCGACATCCTCCCATCGCTGGTAGTACGTGGGGATCAGCATCTCAAGGCACGAGACAACGTCGGTGGCGCCGGCGCCGAGCGGGAGATCCTCGCCCACGGGCGCGCCCGCCTCGTCGGCCGCCGGCACGAAGCTGTCCGCCGGCGCCGCGCAGTCGGGACAGGCGTCGACGGCGCCGTCGAGCACGTCTTGCGGATGCAGCACGTAGCCGCACTCGGGACACATGCTCGATTGCTGGAAGACGGAGCGCGAGCGGTTCTCACGATCCCAGAACGGATGGAGAAAGACGGTGCCCGTCGCCGGCGCCCAGAAGTCGGCCTCGTACCACCGCGCTTCCATGTCGTGTTCCTGCGCGATGAGCGGCTCCATGTCGTCCGCCATCTGCGCCGCGATGATGTCCTTCGGATCCTTGCCGCCGGGCCGGACGCGCGTCGTCGGATTCGACGAGGAGAGGAGCGCGCGGACCGTCTCGACCGTTTCGACGCACTTGTTCGTGATCGGGCGCGGTACCCACTTCGCCATCCGCTTATCTTGCCAACCGCCGCGCGGCGAGTAGTAGATCCACTGCCGATCGTTGATGTAGAGCAGCTTTTGCCACCACGACCGCTCGAGCAGCTCGCGCCCTTCGAGCGCGGCATTGCGGATCTTCTTCATCAGGTTTTTGAGCTGGCGATCGGCCTTTGGATCGCTGTCGGCGAGCCCCTGATAGAACTCCGCGCCCGTGAAGTCGGTCCCCGGCGCCTTGCGGAGCGGTTTCGGCGTCGGCTGCGGCGCCACGCGGCGCGGCAGCTTCGCGAAGTGGGACAGCATCGCCGGCAGGCCGGCGCCGGAGATTGCGCCGCCGGGCTGGGGGTTCGGGGGAAACATCAGCTCTCCTTGGCGTCAAGAAACGAAGTCATGGACGCGGCCGACTCGAGCCCGGCGTTCGGGACGCTCTCGCCGTGCAAAATCCCGTGCTCGGACATCTCGCGCGCCGCCAGATCGCCGACGTCTTCCCAGATGTCGGCCGCGCGCTCAACCTCGGTGCTTCGGATCGGCTTGCCGATGCCCACGGTGGCCGCCACGGCCGGCCGGCCCGTTTCCAGATGCCGCGTGTGCGCGGATTCGAGCTCGAGCGCGTTGAGCCGCGTCGTCAGCATGTCGATCATCGTGTCTTTGGAGCGCGTCGCGCCTGTGAGGGTCGCTTCGGCCGCGTGCATGGCGTAGTCGATCACTCGCTCGCGGAGCTGTTTCAGTTCCGCGTCGAGCTTGTTCCAATCAGCTTCGCGCACGAGTCGGTATCCGAGCATGTGTGGCCCCAAATCTAGGCGCAAGCGGGCGCCCGGTCAAATATCAGCGATAGAAGTCGGCGATCGGCCCGTCGCCCGAGCTGGCGGGCACGTCCCGCCCGATCTGGGGCATGAAGTCGTCCGTTACGCGTACCAGCCCCTCGCCGGCCTCGTCGTCGGCGACTAAATTCCGCTCGATCGTCGCCCGCACTTCCGGCGAGAGGAGCAGGAGGTTGCGTTTCGTCGGATCGTCGACGGCGACCACGAATTTCGTCGGCAGCTCGGGCCACGTCATCAGCCCGTACCGGAGCGCGTCCGGCAAATCGTCGTCTTTCTTGAAGGGCGAGCCCGCCGGCAGGCCGCGCGCGCTCTCTTTGAGCTCCGCCCAGCGGTACATCCGCATGTACTTCACCAGACGCGGGCACGTGCTCTTCGCGATGCGGAGCCGCTTGACGGACATCCACGAATAGACGCGCTGGATGCCAGCCTCCACGGCGTTTTCCGCCGGCGTGCAGTAGATCCCGTGCTGGGAGAGCTCGATCGACGCCTGCGGCGCCGACTTGTCGATGCACCACCGAGGCGTGACGCCGGCGACCATCTGTTTCAGCGATTGCGGCTTATCGAGCGAGCCGTTCACGTGCTGGATATACGGCCGGTTGCGCTCGAGGTACTCGCGCACGACGATGAGCCCCATCGGCGTCGCGACAATCAGGCAGCCGGCGAAGGGATGGTCCGTGCCCGGGTCGATCGCGGCGATGCACGGGCGCGTCGGATCGATGTTCGGCCACTCCGGCAACCACTCGCGGATCGCGTTGTCGTCGACGATGGCCTCTTCGAGCACTTCGCTGTAGATGGTGCCCGTGGGGAACTCGCGCGACGCCAGATATTCGCGACGGAAGAGTGTCGGCGGCATCGTCATCGCGGCGAGCGCGACTTCGGCGGGGTCGATCGTCGGGTTGTCGACCGTGCGGTACTCGACCGCCCAGTACCCGGGGCGCCCTTCTTCCGCCGGCACCCAGAAGTTTTCATGACACCAGTCGTCGCCCCAATCGGGCGTCGACGTCACGTAGCAGATGCCCTTACGCTCGGTGAGCGACGGCCGGAGCAGATGCCACGCGAGCACTTGGATCTTGCGGCCCTCGTCGATCCACACCCAATCGAGCCCGGGGCCGGCGCCGCGATTCGGATCGTCGAGCGAGCGGAACGAGACTTCGGCGCCGTTCGGCATCCGAAGGTGCATTCGGTCTTCGTTCCAATCTGTGAGCGGGTGATTGAACCAGTCGCTCGGGAGCTGGTCGAAGAACGCCGGCATGACGTAGTCCTGAAGCTCGGGATAGGACGGCGCGCAGATCCAGCCTTTCGAGTCGGGGATCGTCAGCTCCTCAATCGCCGAGAGCGCGCCCACTCGCGTCTTGCCGCCGCGTCGCCCGGCGCGAAGGTAGAAGAACCGGAACGCGCGGATGCCGGGCTGATGGCAGATCGGACAGTCGCGGCGCTCGAGCGCGGACCACGACAGGCGCTCGCCGCGTAGGTCCGAGCAGGTCGCCCGGCAGAACCGGAGCCGGCGGGCATTCAGGAACGCTTGTTGATAGGGGTTGTACTGGAGCGCGACGAGCGGCTGGGGGTTGGTCGCTCGATCGCGCGCCATGTGCGGAGAATCCTACTCGAAACCGGCGCTCGAGACGCCGTCCGTCTCCAAGAGGCGCATCGTCCGCTCGAAGTCGGCATCCGCCCGCGCCAGCACTTCACAGACCGCGCACCGGAACCCGCGTAGTAGGGAGCTGTGCTTTGCTCGATCGGCGAGTTCCACGGGGCTGATCCTAATCTGGTGGCCGTGCTCGCACCGGGCGAGATAAAACCCTGTTGTCGGATCGAACGACATCACATCACGCGTTGCGGCGCGTCGTCGGCGAGCGAGAACGCCGTCGTCGCCTTCTCGACGTCGCCGCTCGCGATGGCGAGCCGCATCTCTTCAAGCGCGGTGCCCACACGATCGCGGAAGAAGTCGAGCTCGACCTTGTCGCCCCGGGCCTCGGCCTCCCGGCAGACGGTGGCGATCGCTTTGATAAACACCATCGCGGCTTGCGACGGGCAATGGCCGGCCGCCTTCGTGAGCTGGCAGACGTGGCGCGTGACGACTTCGGGATCCTGTCGGTTATCGGTGCACATGAGAGAGCCCCTCCGAGGCTCAGTATCGCGTTTTGCCGATCTGGGCGGCGGCCGTCGACCGGCTCGCGCCGACGGTGCGCTGGCGCGGCTTGCCGCGCTCGGGCAGATTGCCGGGCCCGGTGGCCTCGTGCCGCGCGTCGTACTGCTCCTGCGTGATGTCGCCGTCGTCTTTCAAGTGTTGCCACTTCCGGCGCTCCGCTTCGGACACGAAGGGTTTGTCGACCGAGGCCATCAGCGGCTCGTCTCGCCGATCGCGGGGATGCCGATCGGCGCCGGCGGCCGCTCGGGATCCGGCACGGGCAGTGCGCGCGCGTCGATGACACTCTTCCCCACGACGGCGCCCATGCGGACGCCGTCGGCGTTGAGCGGGTCATAGCCGGGCGGCATGTCGACCTTGATCGACATCTCCAATTTCGTCACGCGGATGTCCGACTCGACCGACTTGTGGCTCCGGAACACGCCGCGCCCGTCGAGCACGCGGAGCGAATACTCCTTGTCGCCGTCCATGACGCCCCGGATCGCGTTGTCGACGGCGAGCGGGACGCCGACTTTCTCGATGCGGTCGATCTGATCGCCGATCGACGCGTCGCGGCGCGCGATGGTGAGCGCGCCCGTCACCGCCTGTTGCGAGACGCCGAGGATCTCGGCCGATTCTTTTGGCCCGAAGCCCTGCCAGCGGAGCCCGAGGACCGCCGCGATGAGCTTGGCCTTGCGGATCCGGCCCGTGCGGTCCCGGGTCTGGGCGACGGTGGCCTTCAGCTCGTCGAGCGAGAGCCGCGCCGTCTCGACCGCCTGCGCCCGGTTGAAGTCGCCCACCTCGGCGTACGTCGATGGATCGGCGAGCGCCGCGACGTCTTTCGCGGACGTGATGGCGCCGGCGAACGTCTTTGGGGCCTCCGAGGGCGGCTTCTTCGTGGCGCCGAGGCGCGGCATGGCGGGATTCTAACTCCGGATGTTCCGGGCCACGAAACCGACGTCCCGGACGTAGAGCGTGGCGCCGGCAAAGGCGCCGAGGATCGCCATCATCACGATACCGGGCACGAGGATCATCAGCTCGACGGACCAACCGAGCAGGAAGAGCGCGGCGCGTTTCATTGGAGATCGAGCTTGCGCTCAATCGGGAGCTCGGCCTGTCGCTCCGTGTCCGTCATCTGCCGCGTGTGCACCGTCTCGCCGGTGTCTTCGCGGATCTCCTGCACGATGCCGCGCTGAAAATCCATGTAGACGTCGACGCGGACGTCGCGATCCTGCTCCCGCCGGCTGATATTCATGGCGAGCTGCGTCCGGCGCGCGTCGAGCTCGGCCAACCGCGCCTTCATGCCGGCCTTGACGTCGGCCTGACGCTTCTCCTCCGTCGCGATGTCCTGCGTCGTGCCGGCGAGCTCGCGCCCGACTTTCAAGAGCTCCTCGTCGGTCAGCTTCACCGGCAGATTCCGTGTCGTCGTCCGCGTATGCGATCGGCCCGTTTCCACGTCCGTCATGATCTCCCCCTACTGTTTTCGTCGACGTCGCGCTCGAGTGTGACGTCAGAATCCGTGACCCAGCCGCGCGGCGAGTGGTCACGGCCCTTGCGATCCTTCCGGGGCGGGAATTGCACTTCGACGTAACCGTCCCGGAGCGACAGGATCGTGCAGCCGCTCCGGAAGATCACGCGCGGCACGCCCCGGCTGAAGATGCGATCGCTCACGCGGACCGGATCGCCGACTTTCAGCGTACGGGCCATGTCCCGTAGTGCTTCCGGAAGCGGACGAGCTCGCCGACGATCGCGCGGAGCTCCACGGTGGATACCTTCGTAGTCTCTTGCGGATTCATCTGGTCAGCCGTCACTAGGCGCTCGTACGCCTTCAAGACAACGTCAGAGATCGCGTTGCCGGGAGGATCGGTGCCGGCGCCGACGGGCCACGCGTCTTCGATGCGGAGCGCGGCCTCTCCCTGTGGCTCGGCGTGCGGGGCCGCGCGCTCGTACTGGGGCGTGAAGGGCTTGAGAACAGTCTTCATCGACTCGAGCGCCGTCTCGGTGCGCTCGGCGAGCCCGAGGAACCGATCGTCGGCCTTCCGGAGCGTGCTCGCGAACTCGTCGAACTGCGCGCCGTAGATCGCGCGATGGCTGTCGTACTGGCCGTAATGCGCGCCCACGGACGCGACGAGGGCTTCGAGTCGCTTCTCGAGCGACGCGACACGCGGGTAGTCATTCGTGCGAACGATCTCGACGAGGGACTCGAGTCGTCGCGCGAACCCGTCGAACTGCCGTTGCGCGTCCTTGAGCCGCAGATCGTCAGTACGCGCGGCTCGGAAGAGCTCGTCGATGTAGCGGTAGATTTTTTTGGTTTCGTGCTCCACGTCTTGCCGGATCGGATCGTTCCCGAAGTACGCGCGGAGCAGGGCTTCGACGTCGTTCACTGTGAGCGGCCGTGCCGGATCGAGATGATCGTACTCGAGCGCGCGCCGGCTCCGGTCACGTAAGATCTCGCGCGGGCGCTCGTTCGGCTCGAAGGCGCTTTTGCTTTGCCGCTCGGTGAGCAGCTTGGCGGTGGGATCGTCTTTCGCGGGTCCGTCAGACATCGGTCAACCTCCGCGCGGGAGCTTACGCGAAGGCGCTCCGACTCGTCAACCCGCCAAAAGTGTCAGAGCGAGTTCATCCACTCCATGAAGGCGTAAAACCAGTTGAAGGCGCAGAAGACCGGCAGGCCGTAGACGACGACTTGCGTGAGGGGCTGGCGCCACAGGCGGATCAGACGGTTACGCATGGGGTTCTCCGAGGCGGCCCCACGTGTGATCGGGATCGCCCCGCTCCACGTGGTCCGCCGGTTTGACGCAGTGTTCCATCGGGGCGTAGGCGGTGAACCCGGCGGCGATCGCCTGCTCGGAATCGCCCGGGAAGACTTTCCAGCACAGCCCGCGTGCGTGGCTGGGCAGGCGCTCGCGCGGGAGGGGCTCAGTCGTCGTAGTCACTGTCGCTGCCACCACTTTGCGGGCCGCCCATGTTGCCGCGCAGGCCGCCGGGCGCTTGGCCCGGGGGATTCTTCGGCTGGATCACGGGCGCCGGCGGCGGCGGGGAGCGGTGCGCGGCTTTCGGCATCGGCACGCCTTCGCTCGCGGGGCTCGAGCTCTTCTCGGGGCTCGGCGTGCTGCCGTGGAGTTTCTCGAATTGGGCTTTGCCGGCGCTGACGCGCTCGTTCATGCCCTTGCCGTGGTGTTTCGCCATGCGGGGGAGGCTACTCCGATTGGCGGATGGCGTCAACGATGCTCGTTTTGCCGTCCCAGATCGACACGAATTCATGGGTCCGCCCGGGCTCGTGCACGACGACCGCCCGGCGAAACGGCCGACTCGAGACGCGGGCCGCGTCGCGGGCCTCCTGCTCGGCGAGCTGGCGCGCGCGGCGCCCGGCGCGGAACTCGATGCAACGCGGGCAGAGCGTCTGCCGCTCGGGCTCGGGCAGGACCGCCGCCCAGACCGCCGTCGCCGCGCCGCCCCATGACGCGCGGCCGAGGGTGCCGCTCCGCTTCGCCCAGCCCATGTTGCGGAGCGTGATGAGCGCGCGCGAGAGCTTGCACGTGTGGGCGCGCGTCGTGCCGTCGATGAGCGAGGCCGAGAGCTCACGCGTCGAGCGCACGCCTTGCGCGCGCAGCTCGCGCCACACGGCGAGGGTGAGCGCGTTGACCCCGGGCGGCTCGGGCGGGGCCTCGGACGTGCGGAGCGCGGCCGGCTCGCCGCACTGCACGCACTGGCCGGCTTTCTTGCGCGCGCTGTACGTCGGGCTCGCCGCCGGCTTCTTCACGACGCCCGCCCAGCGGGCTTGTCCACCAATGCGGCCGATGCGCCGGCGATCGGCGGGCGTGAGGCGCTCGAAGGTGGGCACGACTACGACGGGTCCGACGAGTCGGTCTTCGGCTGGGGCGCGTCCTGCCCGATGTGCGGCGGGATGAACGGAATCGAGCCGCCCTCGATCGCGGGCCAATGCCAGTGCCCGGGATCGGTGCCGAAGGGCACGGCTTCGTGGAAGCTCGCGCCGTCGGCGTTGTGGAAGACGGCGAGGTTGACCGACTGCGGCCCGTGGACGGCGGTCACGATGGCGGGCGCGATGTCGGCGCCGCCGTTCGTGCGGTTGTCGGTGACTCGGAAGTGGACGATGCGCCCGATCGACGGATTCATGGGCGCGGAGGGTAGCTCCGATTCGTGGGGGCTGTCAAGTGTCGGCGGCGAGCCCCCGGAGCAGGTCCGGCGCTTGGGCCAATCGGAGGTTGACGAGCGCGCGAGGTTCGTCGGGAGCCCGCCGGCCGACGGCGAGAATCTACCACAGCGCGTCAGCGCCGGCCGCGTCCGATCCGCACGAAGGCGTCGTCTTCGCGCCGCGCCGCGTCCTGCCCGAGCGTGAGGAGCTCGCGATCGATCGCCATCCGGAAGGCGTTCGGCACGCGCGGGAGCGTCGTCCCCGGCGCCAAGCAGCCCCACGCGGGCGGAATTCCCATAAACGGCGCCGGCAGGCGCGTCTCCGTCTCGAGGACGGGCGCGCCCCAGAGGTACGTCGTCGTGTCCCGCTCGGGCGCCAGATCCGTCAGGTCGACGGCGCGGTCGCCGCAGCCCGGGCACCGCGCGCCGGCCACCGTTCGCACGCCCGCCACGACGGCGTCGTAGCCGCACCGGGCGCAGAGCACGTGGAGCGTCGCCATGCCCCCATTCTCGCCCCGGGCCCCATCCGGAGTCAATCCGGGTTGCATCCCGGATAGCGCCGGACCGGCAAGCCGCACTCGAGCGGGCTGAAGCGCCCGAGTCACCGACCGGCCGCGCCCGCTGGGGTAGGCCAACCGGCAGCCGCCGTTGCGCCCCGACAGCCCCCGGCCCGGCGCCGCCCATTGTTCCACGTGGAACATCCCGAGCCCAGCAGCGAATCCGACCGCCCCGTCCCCCTCCCCGCCACATCCCGGAATCGCATCCGCGCCGCCCGGACCGCCCCGGGTGTCACCCCGGACACACCCCGTCCCTCCCGGTCAATCCGGAGCTGACCGGCCCGCCGGCGGCCCGGCGGTGCCCGGCTCGCGCGGGGCCTCCCCGGGCTCGCCCGGGATATACCCGGGATGACCCCGGGATGACCCGGGACGAACCCGGACAGCCCGGGACATCCCGGAGCATCCCGGACAAGGCCGGCCTTGCCCGGGACATCCCGGGATCCATCCCGGACAATCCCGGGCAAGGACGGAGGGTTCCGGACAGCTCCGGGTTGGCCCCGGGCAAGGCCGGACAGCCCGGGGGGATACCGGGCAAGGCGGGGCGAGCGGATACGGTCCGGCTCTCGCCGGGCTCGGGCCCGGGCAAGGCGGGCGCATGGCGGGCAAGGCCGGCCGGCGCGCGGGCTGGCTCGGATGGCGAGCTGGGCGCCGGCTACGGCTGGGCTGGGGGCGCTGTGGGCGCGCGAGCCGGATTGGGGCGAGTGCCACCGGCCCGGGCTGGGCGCGTGTCGCTGGGCGCCGGCGGGGGCTGGGCTGGGCGGAGCTCGGCGCCGGTCCAAACCGGGCCCGGACGGGGCGAGCTCGGCGGAGTGTGGCAATTAGGCGACACTCGGCAACCCGGATACGCGGGATTGACTCTCGCGTCGCATCCGGACTAAAGTAGACGCGGCGCCGGGCCGATAGCCGGCGGGGAGGAATTCTCACGATGGCACTCAAGGGCGCGGATTACGACGGCTGTTACTACGCCACGGTCCGAGCATGGATGACGCGGCTCGGGACGGCCGAGCTCGACGCGCGCGCCGGCGCCGTCTACGTCGACCTACAGACCGCGCGCATCTACGTCGACGCCATTGTGCCCGGGTGCACGTTGACGGTGCGCGCCATGCGCGCGAGCCACGGGCGCGGGGGCGCGATGGGGCGCCGGCTGGGCGCGATCACCCTGCAACGCCAGTCGCTTGATCGCGGCACGATGACGCTGTCGACCGTGCTGCACGAGATCGCGCACGTACTCGTCGACCGTCGCACGCGGGAGGTACGCGCCGAGCGGCGCCGGGAGCGCGAACGGCGCCGGCGCGCGGGCAAGCCTACGGTCTTTCACCACGTTCCGGAAGAGCGCGCGCACGGGGAAGTCTTTTGCCGTGTCTACGCGCGCGTGCTCCGGGACGTTCTCACGTAACGGCGCCCGAGCTGGGCGCAACCCGGGCCGGCGGCTCGCTCGCTCCGCCGGCCCGGTACCACAACGCGAGCATGAGGTATTGCAATGTTCACGATTGACATTCTCCCGAGCGACGGCAAGGGCCCGCGCGGCAAGGTGGCGGACGCGGAGATCGTTTTCAACGTCGACGCGATCGGGCTCGCCGGTCTGAAATTGATCGGGTTTTCGGTTTGGACGCGCGGCGCGGAGGAAACCGGGCGCGCGCGGGATTACAACGTCACGATGCCGGCCCGGACGTACAGCGTGAACGGCGAGCGGAGATCGTTCGCCTTGCTCCGCGCGGTGTCAGACGTCGACGCGCTCGCCGAGCTGAAGACGTTGATCGTCGCGGCCTACATTGACGATCGCTGGGCGCGGTTGCACGGCGTACCGCCGGCGCCCATGAGCGCGGACCGCGCGAGCCGGGCGCAAGGGTTTCACGCGAGCCAAACGCACAACCCCGAGATCCTCGCCGGCCCGGCGCCCAGCGCGCCCGAGCCGGCGCGCGTCGCATCCCCCGAGCTCGCGCCGATCCTCGCCGAGCTCGCGACGAAATACGAACCCGTCCCGATCGACGTCGTCCGGGCCGCGCTCCGCAACGGCTACGCGGCGCCCAGCCCGGCGCCGGCGCCGGACGCGGCGAGCGGCTACGCCTATCGGCCCGGGCCATCCGCGCCGCTCGCGCCGAGTGTGGCGCGCGCGCTCGCGGACGTCGACGCGGGCAAGGGACGCGGACCGAAGATCCCCGGCTGGTAGGTTCCTGTACTCGCCCGGGCCGGACACGGTCCGGGCGAGCTCGGGAGGCTACGGATCAGCCCCCAACCCGCGCCGGCGGATCGCTCGCCCCGTCGACGCGGAACCACACGCGAGCATGAGGTACTACCCAATGGCCACGATCGCAACCGCGTCAAACGAGCTCGCCCGCCGGCCGGCGGATGAGGTTTTCGGATCTCTTGAGGAGCTCGTCGCTCATTCGACGAACGTCAAGAATCACTGCGTCGATCGCACATTCAATATCAAAGAACTCCGCGCCGTCGCGGATGGCGGGACGATCAAGATCGCGAGCCCCAGTGGCGCGCTCGCGCGTCTCACCCATTGGTCCGGCGGGCAATTGTGCACGTCGCTTGGCGCGCCGCGCGGATACATCCGCGAAACCCTCTCGCCCGAGCTCGGCGCCGCGTGTCTCAACTACGGCATTGAGCACACGGCGCCCGGGACGGACGTGAACCTGTTACTCCGGGCCCCCAACGGGACACCCGAGCCGATCGTGCGCGCGTGCACCACGGACAGCTACGGCCGTGTCTGGGATGCCGAGCTGTACAAGGCCATCGGGGATCAGCTCGCCGGCGGGCGCGGCTGGGATCTCGCGCCCACGTGGGAGGGTCCGAAACGGGGCGCCTATGCGGGCGATCGTGACTCGTTTCTGTGTCTCGTGAACGGGGGATCGATCGTCACGGATCCGTCGCTCGCGTCGCGCTCCGGTTCCGATGGATCCATGTTTCGCGGGTTGCTCGTGCGGAACTCCGAGGTTGGGGCGAGCTCGATTGTCATTGAGCAGATCCTCTACCGTTACATTTGTGGAAATCATATGCTCTGGGGCGCGATCGTCGATCGCGTGTTCCGGCGCCGTCACGTGGGCAAGGGCGCGCTCCGCGACACGATCCGGGAGATCGTCGCGATCGCGAGCAAGTGGCGCGACGCGTCCGGCGATCGGGATCAGCAGATCATCCGCACGCTAATCGAAACGGGGATCGCGACAACCGACAAGGGCATTGTCGACGAGCTCCGCGCGCTCGGCGCCACGGCGGAACAGGCGGCCGCGATCGTGGCGTCGACGATCGCCAACGAGCCCCAGCTTTCGCCCGCGTCATTCTGGGGGCTCGCCAACGGCGCGACGCGCGTCTCACAAGAAACCGCGTATCAGGATGAGCGTTACGAGCTCGACCGGCTCGCCGGCGCCATTCTCGCGCGCGGCGCCCGGAAGTTAGTCGCGGCGTAGTTCGTCGCTTGCGGTTGCCGGCCCGGGCCCGATCGTGGGGCGCCCGGGCCGGCCGGCGGAGGTTACGAGCATGAGACTACAGCTACCGGAGCACGTCGACGGGGAAACAACCGCCCAGCGCGGGTTGCGGCTATTTTTGTTTGTTATGGAACACGGATCCGCCGGCGCGGGCGAGCTCGGCGCGGATGACATTGCATTGACGCGGTACGCGGCGCGGCTCGCGACGGACGCGCGCGAGCGATCGACAGCCTATTACGATCGCGTCGCGGATACGGAGCGGATCCTATCCGGGCGCGCGGCCGCGATCGCCCGCGTCGACGCGCGCGAGCTCGCCGAGCGCGCCCAGCTCGCCGAGCGCGGCGCGCCGGCGCCGTCGCCTACGCCATACAGCGATCGGGACAACCTCGGGCCAATGGCGCCGCTCCGGCCCGTGCCCATGCCACGCGGACCGGCGCCGGCGGGCGCCGTGGCGCCGCGCGTGACGTCGATCGCCGGATGGTAGGCTCGCCGGTTGCGCTCGCCGGCCCGGGCCCCGATCGTGGGGGCGCCCGGGCCGGCCGGCGGAGGTTACGAGCATGACGATCAAGAGTGGCACGTGTCCGTACTGCGGGGGCGCCTATCGCGTCGACGCGGGCGGATGTACGACGCGGTGCGGGCTGGCGCTCGCCGTGGCGGCGCTCGTGCGGGACGCGGCGCGCGCCGGAGTGACGGAACTTGACGAGCTCGCCGGGATCGCGATCGGGATGGCGAGCGGGTACGACGTGGGCGCCGAGCTCGCGCGGATCTATCGGGGCCGGCCCGTGCTCGCCCGGCTGATCGCGCGCGGACCGTCGCCCGAGCTCCGGCCGATCGCCGGGCGGCCGCCGGCCGTGTCCGATCGCTGGGCACTGTTCGACGTCGACGGCGCGCCGTACGACGAAGTCTTCAATTACCGCGCGCTCCTGATCCACACGGACGACGCGCGCGACATCTAGGCGGCAAGGTACGGACGGGCCTCGGAGGGGCCCCACTATGGCGAAGACACCGAAGAGCAGATGGTTGAGCGCGCGCCCGCCGATTACGATCGGCGGCGCCGTCGACCCGCACGCCGCGATCCAACATGCCTACCGGGCGATCGCATGGCTGTACGACGCGGTCGACGAGCTCGGGGCGAAGATCTCGGAGGGGCCGGCGCCCGAGGAACCGCCGATTACGTCGATCGAATCTCAGGTCTATATCGACGGCGGCAAGGCGGAGCTCAGAGCGTACTGCGACGCGCGAGAAAAAG